GTGCGCAACATATTGCAATCTGATTTTTGTAATTTTTTACAGTACCTTTTTTAAAGCGATTAAACCCGTAATTAAATGCTTTTTCTTGCGTTTTAGACACTATCGCATCATTGAATGAGTAGTTATTCATTTAACTTGCCTTTCGTTTCTCTACGGCTTTGCATTGACTTTGTAGGTTGTTTAATGTTGTACTCTACTCCATTGCATCGTGAACAAAAGCCTTTGATTGAAATCTCTTTGTCGTGGTGATTAATATCACAATTGTTTTTTCTTGATGGTTTCATAGTGTATTACCTATTAGATATTAAATCCTTCAATCATTCTCTTAATAGCTTCTTTAATAAATACATTGTTCATTTTATTTTTTTTATTCGTCATACCTCCAAATAATCACACCCCAAACCATTTTTGCGTTATAATCCATAAACCTATCCAAATAATAGTCGTAATAACCTCTGAACTCTTTTTCTGTCGTTAGGTCACGGATTATGATGTCTTTTGATATTCGCTCGTTGTGTGGCATTGGTTCGGGTATTACCTCTGGTTGATGCCATTTGTAGCGTTTGTCTTTGTAAACCAAATAAAGTAATCTTAAAAAAGCGATCAAGACTAATACTATTATTGTTATTTCAAATGTTTTCATAAATATTGTTTTTAAAGTGTTTAAAAGTTTCTTCTTGAGAGTGCCATTCGTTGTTAAAAAAATACTTTTTGTCTTTTGGGTAATAAATAGAATTTTCGTTTAACCATTCTAAAAACTTAATGGTAAAATCGTCGTTTATTTGTTCGCATTGTATAGCAAATCTTTCAGATTCTCCGATTGTATTAATACTTACTTTTGTTTTGAAATTCTCTCTTAACTTATTCATTTTTTTTTTGGTTTTTTAGGGTTTAATCTAAATTCTAAAATCCATCCGTAAAAATAAATTTCAAAACTATCTATCAATCGTGTAAAATAAATTTTCATACTCTCATTTTTTTACAACCCCAATTCCTTAGCGAATTTAGGGGTTAGGGTTAGCGAATAAGGGATTAAATCTTCTATTGTTTTTATTTCAGTAGTATAGTTGTTTTCTGAATTATACAAAAACAATGTTTTATTTTCTGTGTCAAAAATTAAAAGCGTTTCGCCATTTTTAACATAAATAAATCCTTCCTCCGAACCATCATATTCAAATCCTTCAAATATTACGTTGTCTAGGGCGGTGGTGTATTCAATCCATTCATCTGTTTCAATTGAAGTTCCCCATCTATCCTTGCTGTTTTTCCATCTCATTCTGGGTTTCTCAAGTATCCTCCACTCCCCATTTTCTTCCACCGCTGCAACAACAATTCCGACGTTGGTTTCTTGGGAGAGGAAATTGGCGAAGTTAAAAAGTCTATATAATGTTTGCGTGTCTGTTTCGGTGTTAGTCGACACGTCAAGACTTTTTACGTACTCCACCATCGATGGTAATTTAATTTTATTCATCTTTCAAAGTTTTAATATTAATAGCCAAATTTCGGTAGATTAGGTTAAAACAATCAAAATTCCAAGATAATAACTTTTGCATTTCAGAATAATCAAGTCCGTTAATTGGATTTTCTAAATCTTCTCTAAAAAATAAATGACGTTGACTTTCTTTTATATTATCCATCGGCACAAACCCTAAATCTTCACGATATTCTGTTAAACTTGATAGTGGGTAAAGTAGAGGTTTGAAAAACTTATAAATTGATAAATTATCTACATGTCTGCCTTGTAAAACATCTTCTTTGGTTGATGAATATCTACCTATGATTTTGAATTTAATCTTCAACCCAGTACCCAAATACCCTTTTAATTCATTAATAGTTAGTTTATCCATTGCCTTTTACTTTTTTGATTAGTTGATTAAATTTTATAATTCTATTGTAAGGTATTAAATGTCCTGAATCAGCACATTCTTCAAATTGATATTTAGGATTTAAAACATCTTCCATAGCATCCAACAACTCCGATAACTCGCAGTTGATTTGCTGACGGACTTTGAATGCATCGACTATTAGATTGGCGTTTTTTTCAGTTTTTTGTATACTCACAAACTCGTTAGTGTAAACTCTCAATATAAGCTCTTTTTTATCATTTACAATAAAACAATCGCCATTGTGATAATTTGCTTTTACCTCGCCTCTCGTTCCTTTAAACCCGCTCATTTTTTTTTGTTTTTAATTACTGAAACCTTATAACTGTTTGACTTATACTTTTCGATTTTCTCTTTTGTAACTAAAACCAATGTACGGTCTTTTTTCATCCAAATTGCACCGTTTTTGATTAAATCGGCTTCGATTTTTTTAGCATCATTTAAAGTTTTGATTGCTTGTAATCTGTTTTGTTGGTTGATTTTGTCGCCAACTGCATTTGTCGGATTTAGAAGTCTATCTTCCATAATTGAAATAATTTTAATTGTTTGACGTCGTAAAAGTAAAAATTTATTTTACAATAGCAAATATTTTTTTTACTTTTTTATTTAAAACAAAAAAAAGACTGTCGTAAAACAGTCTTTAAATTACTATTAGTTTTATTTTTACGGGATTACTAAAAACCCTTAATTAAAAGGCAAATCCGAATCGTCATCTTCTTTCGGGTTTGGTTGTGGGTTGTTTTCGCTTTGTGGCGCACTTTGTTGAGGTTGCTCATTGCTTTGATTATCACTTTTTGCCCCGCCAAATTCTATTTCATCAACAATACATTTCAAAACGCTTTTTGTTTGTCCGTTTTGATCTTGGTATTGCTCCACATCTGCACGTCCTGTTACTATTACATACGTTCCTTTTTTCAAATAAGGCGCAATAGAAACGTTATTTGTAAAACGTGAACACTTTACCCAAACCGTTTTTGTTTCTTCCTTAAACTTATCCGTTGTGGCTACATTGAAGTTTATCACTTGCATATTTCCACTTGGTAAGTCGTTTACTTGGGCGTCATTTCCAAGAAAGCCCGCCACGATAATTTTCCTCATTTCTAATTGTTTTTAATTATTGTTTCTATTTATAAATTTGGTTTGTAATTTTTTCTAATAACCGTATGAACTTTATTTGATAAGTCTTGAAAATAAGTAGAACTTGCAACTTCTGGAATATCGATTAATGAATTGTTTACTTCTTCACATTTTTTAGTAAGCAATTCTTTATACTCAATAGCTTCTTTAGTTGTTGGTTTTAATTCGTCCAATACTTCTAATGTCAAATTTGATAACACTACTAATAAATGACATAACTCTGATTTCTTTTTTGGATTCATAATTCTAAAGTTTGTTGTTGTCCGTATTTTTTCCTCACAATTCTAATTTTAATTGTTTAGGTTTTTGCCATTCAGCTAAACCAGTTGATAAATCTATTAAATCGATAAAAACACTATCAGTACACCAATGACCGCATTTAAAATAATAAGTTTTTCCAATGACTTTTTTTAATACGAAAACACGATTGTTGTTTGGTTCTGGATATTTATATTTTTTTACCGCCATGAATTTTTGACAATTGATATTTTTTTGATAGTTCTGAATTATTTTCTAATTCTAAATTATGCTCCAAACAACATCCCGCCCAAGTTGTTGTGTCAAGATAGTTTTTACCCCAGCGTCCAACTCTGTGTTCAATAGTTGTTGATGGCTTATTGCATCCGTCGATAAAACAAATTCTATTTTCTGGTTTATTTAAAAACTCTATTCTCAAAACTGAATATTTAGCGTTTTCAATTTTCCTTTTTTTTGAAACTTTCGGAATTGGATTTAGTGATTTTAGTTTTAGATTACTGTTGAACTTTTTAGGAGCATAAACCTTTTTTGGAATGAGTTTTTTACACTCATCGCAAGTGCATTTTTGTAGGGAGTTGTACTGCTTCCATACAACTCCAGATAACTTACATATTTTTTCAATGTAATTAGCCATTTTTTAAACAGCTTTTAAAGTTGAAGTTCCAAGTCCTTCGGTTTCGCTACTTTGAGGTTTTGACTTTTGGTTAAACAAGTCGTTATCTCTTTTTCCTTTGAACAAAAACAAATAAACTTCGCTTGTAATTTGCTCAATTATGGTTTCGGATTTTGCTCCCAAATCAAGATCGTCAAATTTGATTATTCCCGATGGAATTCCAATTTTACCGTAGTCAGTTTCTAAACTTCCAGTTATTTTAACTCCTTCGTTGCCCTCGCCACCAACCAAAGAAAATCCAGATACTTTGCAGCGGTCAATTTCACTTTGATACTCATTCATTGCGATTTTCAAAGCTTCATCATTCTTTTTGATGTAATCTCTGGAATGTTCCCAACCACGAAGTAAACCTAAACTTTGAGCGAAAACCTCGCTGAGTAAATTTACTTTGTTAAACAAATCTTCACTTGGCTTACTATCGCTATCAATAGTAATTAAATCATTTCGGTTTTTCGCATTGAAATACTGAATGTGAATTGATTTCTCACTTACTTTGATTTTTTGCAATTCAAAGTCTTTTAAGTCGATTTTTGTACTCATAATTATTTAATTTAAAAATTGATTACTCGATTATATACCCTACTAAAATCCATTGAAAAAAATCTTTTAATTGGTTCATAATAATGTTATTTAAAAAATAAATCTAGTTCTTTTTGCTCACTTTTAACACGTCCGTAAATTCTAAAAATTAAGAAGTTACCACCGTATTTGAATGTTTCTCTAAAGTCATCAACATATTGCGTACTGTCATCGTAAATCACATTCATAGTTATTATTTCTCTATTCTTTTCGGATGCTTTCGCTAATTGCTTTGCCGTTGGTGTTTTCAAAATATCCATAAATAGCTTTTTCCAAAAATACGCCCTATTATCCAAATCGATATGTTTTGATGCGTGGATTTCAATTTCTAATCGCATCTTTTCCAATGGTGGAATATACCCCGATTTTTCTAGTAAAAACTTTTTACAATCTTGAACGATTTTAGAAATAACAAAATATGAAATATTATTATTAAAAAACAAATTACCAGTCAAGTAATAAGTATCAAATACTTCTGTACCCAAACTTTCACTAGCACGTTTTTTTTTGATTTTGTAAAACGTTGGAGGATTTTCAATTACTATTTCTTTTATCAATTCCATCTGATTTGTTTTTTATTTGATTATAAAAATGAATATAAGTTTTAACAATAGAGTCATTAATTTCTGAATTTAATATTTTCTTTTTAAAATGACTTTTTTTTCCGTTTTGTTCAAATTCAATATAATATTTAATCGGCTTTGGAAATATAAATGGAATTTTTTTTCCTAATCTTAAATATTCCATTTCAATTTCATTAACAGGATAAATTTTTATACCATTTCTAATAATAAATTCAAATATTTCTTTTTCAAGACTTATCCCTAAATTCAATTTCTTTTTTGGCATTTTCTAATTGTTTTTGAAGTTCAGTAATTTGTAATTTATACTTTAAAACTTCGGATGCGTGTGAAGATAAAGTGTTTTTAGATAATTCCATTTGACTAACATATTTTGCAACTGCATGCTGATTTAAAGTTTCCAAATTTTGAGTGTAATTTTGTATTCTTAAAATTGCTAAAAACAATTCAGTCAATAAATTTTTTTGCTCAATGTTTTTAGCTTTTTTTGACCATTCTACAATTTGATCCATAATCAACATTATATCAATTTCATTCTTATCTTTTAAAATATACAAAGATGTATCTGCAAATTCAAAACGCTTGCGTTCTCTTTCAACAAATTCCATCAAAAGTCTTGTTTGAGCTTTTTCCATAAGAGCGTTTTCGCTCCTTTTTTCTCTCATTGCCTCTTGAAGTTCTTTTTTTAGAGTTTCAATTTTGTTATCATTATTTTCCATCTTTTATATTTTAAAAAGGTACGTCACTATCGTCATCGGTATTGTCATTTTCTTGAAAAATATCTAAAGTAGCGTTTAATTTAAAAAATTCTTTACTCGCATAAATCTTTTTGTTTTCGCTATCCTTACAGTAAAATTTATTCAAAGTCCTATCGAAAAATAAAGACGGACTTCCAACTTTTCCAACTGATTTAGGTTTAATTTTCGTAACGATAAAATTAACCTCGTTAGTACTTCCATCTGGCCGATGTATGGTAATCATACATTTTCCATTATTCCACCATTCCGAACCACCTTTTAAGTCATCTGGACGTGGTGCTTTTCGATTTCCGTCCTTATCTTTTTCAGTTCCACCTCTTGGATGTATTACCGTGTGAAAGTGCATTTTGTGTTGTTCTGCCATGGTATTACGATAACTCAAAACATCTTCAAGATATTTGTCATCACGACTGAAAACCGTTCCATCTGGAGCTAAATTATGACGCATATCTTTCCAACTATCAATAACAGCAGTATGTAATCCTAATGACTTTTTTAATTCTGCTGCCAAATCCCAAAATTGATAAGGCGTTAATTTACTTTTTGGTGTTTCCGGATAAAGTATTTTAAAATGATTTAAAACCCAATCGATTTCCCTTGTCATTAATTCCTCTGAAATATAATTAGAATTTTCAAAACGTTTATCAAATGTTTTTCCAGTTAGTTTATGAATTATAATCGCAATTACCTCGTTTTTATCTCCAATATCGGGAACATACAGTAAATGTTTCCAACCGTAAAATAAAGATGTGTTTGTCAATAATTCAATTAGCATTTCACTTTTTCCACTTGCAGGAAAACCCGTCCAGTCTGTAACTCCTGGCAAACTCATTGTATAAAACTCATGCAAATTTGGAAAACCTAAATAAACACCTTGCAAAGCTCCTTTATTTCGATATTCAATCAAACCATCGATAACGTCTTTTTGTTCTAATATTTTGAAGCCTTTTAGCATAGATTAAATTTTTCTATTTCCAGTTACTATTGTAAGTCCATTTGGCGAAGTTACTCTACTCAAAGCAACGTATAATTGTGATTTTTCAAAACAAGGCAAAGACAAATCCACGGTAACGTTATCAAAAGTTAAACCTTGACTTTTATGAATTGACAAAGCATAAGCAAGTTTGATTGGCATTTGAGTAATAGAACCAATTTCAGTAAGTTCTAATTTGTTTGTTTTTTCATTTAAAACATACTCACATTTTGTAAATTTAAAAAAGTCTAAGGCGTAATTGTTTCCGTTAACTTCAATAAATAATTTTTTATCAATAACCCTAAATACCCCCAAAGTTCCATTTACTAATGGGTTGTTTTTAGAGTTTACTAAATACATTATTTTCGCACCATCTTTAACAATAATTTTTGTTTCAACGTTGAATTCTTCGGCTTTTGCATTTCCTATAATTTCAGCATTAAAAACATATTCTTTGCCTGCTAATGAAAATAAACCTTTGTTGTTATATGTTTTAACAGTTGAATTATGTGGAGCTAAAATAATAGATTTATCGTCAATATCATTTTTCAAAAACTTTTTGAAATAATCGCTTTTTTTACCATCCCTAACAATGTTTAAATTTTCAATAAATTCCAAATCCGATTGTCTCAACACCTCGTCTAATTCGATAGTTTTAAGATTTATTTCATTAAAAACTAAAGCATTGTTAAAAGTAACACCGTCATAAGTTTGAAGCATTACGCTTAAAAAATTATCGTCTGCAATTGGCGGTAATTGTTTCATATCGCCAACAAAAACAACTTGCAACTCTTTCAAAGGTTTACAACCATTTTTTATCAAAGTCCAATTAATTGCATCCAATAAGTCAGCTCTTAACATTGATACTTCATCAATAAAAATAACGTCAATATTTTTTAGTAACCTACGTTTTTCTGATTTTAAAAAACTACACGATTTAAAATCTAATACGCCAAATGGTGGTATTGAAAATAAAGAATGAATAGTTTGTCCTTGTATGTTATTTGCAGCAACTCCAGTTGGAGCAATTGCAATTACATTTTTACCCAAATTCTTTAATCTTTTGATTGCTTCTTTTGTAATAAATGATTTTCCGGTTCCAGCTTTTCCAGATAAAAAAACAGTTTCGCCATTTAGAACACAATCTAAAAATTCATTTTGTTTATTTGATAGTTTCATAGATTAATGATTTGTGTGTCCTTGTGGTTTATTTGTTTGCTCTGGTAATTTTTTTAATTTACCCTCATTTTTAGCATCACGCATCCATTTTCTTAAAGTGAGATACCAACCTTGATTAGTTGATTTTTTATTTTTAGAAACTGACCACGTTAAACAATCTTCTATGTAAGATTTCAAATCCACGCGCGCGAATTCTTTTTTAAATTTTTCGTCTTTAGCTAATTCAGTTTTTAAGGTTTCATAACTATTCCAAATACTTTCAGAAAAAAGGATTTGCCTTTTATCTTCTATATTATTATTAATTATATTATTGGGTTCAAAAATTGTACTACCCCCCCGTTCAAAATTTGTACTACCCCCGTACAAATTTTGTACTACCAGTTCATTTTGAAAATACTTGCAAAAAGTAATATTATTCAAAGTATGATTTTCTTTTAAAATAAACTCTTTTTCAATCAAAGAACTTAAAGAATTTATAATAGTCCCACGACTTGAACCAGTTGCATCTGAAAGATATTTCAAACTTCCATCAAACTTACCTTGACCATCTTTTGAATAACCGTAAATAATTGCAAATACTAAAAGTTCATTTCCTTTTAACCCTAATTCATTGACCATCCATCCTTGAATTACATAAAAACTATTACTTTTCATTTTTTTTAATTTTAGATTGAACAAAAAGCATAGTGCCGATAAAATTGTAAAATTCTTTAGAGTTCAGTTCAATGTGCTGAACGTCTATAAGTTCATTTTCGTGATTAAACCAACTAACTGAAATAAAAGCACTTTTTAAATCTTTTGTTTCAGTAACTGATAATTCAGCTCTTCCAAAATCCGTGTTTTTTGAAATTGAATGTTCCATAATATAATATATTTTTAAATTAAAAAATCCCATTCATTTCGCCAGTATTGTGGAAAGTGGCTAATCTGAATGAGATTTTAATGATTTTTTTCGCTAAATTGTAATGCTTTCCACTTCACTACACCGCAAATATACAAATTAATCTAAATCTTCGATATTTTCAACTAAATTTAACTTTGAGCCAAATGTTATAAAATCTTTTTTGCATTCATCAAATAAGCTAAAATCCTTTATTAATTCCAATTGATAAAAAGAATACAAATACTTTTTTCGCTTACCAGACATTTCAAAAGAAACTGATTTTAATTTCAAAATTTTAATTCTACGATAAACCTCTTTTTGTTGTAAAAAAAGCATATCCGAAATTTGCTCAGCTGAAAAAACTATTTTATCTTTTTCAAACATTTTATAAATCTAAAGATAAAGTTCCATTGTCAATTTTAGCGTTTTTGGACTGTTTGAGCGAATAATTTACACTTATCCATACTTTGACTAGTCCGCCTTGCTTTTTACCGTATTTTGCCCTTACAAAGCCGTTTTCTTTAATCAATTCCAAACCGTTCAAATCTTTTAAAATAGTTCCGTAGGTTTTACTCTTTATTCTAACGCCTTTTGACTGCAAAAATACTTTTAAGTCATTTGAAGTAAACGGCTTGTAACAACCGTTTACCCAATCAATGCTTAATTGTAATATTTCTGGATAGGATAGCATTTTAAAACTCAAATTTAATTTGACTATGTTTGTCAACTGCTTTATTAACATTTCTAACTGCAGTATCAAAATATTTATCTTTCAATTCTATTCCGATACCATAACGGCCTAACTCAACGGATTTATAAATTTCCGAACCAATACCTAAAAATGGAGTGAAAACAGTTTCGCCTGGATTACTCCACATTTGAACAGCTCTTTTAATAACTGATAATTGAAGCGGTGCAATATGCTTTTCGTCTCCTAAATCAGTACCTTCTGAATTATTTAGTACGTCGGTTCTTTTAATATCCATCCAAGTAGCAACTTTATAATCACTCATAACCTCGCTTAAATGCTCTAAGTCTTGTTTTTCAACATTCCAAGTAGGACTCGCCCATTGCTGCCAAACATCCAAAGGA